GCCGCCGGGCGAGGGTTTGATTTCCGGTGCCTTACCACTGATGAAGGCTGAGGTGCGCCCGGCTGCGTTCAGAATAGCGGTTGCCAGACGATCCGGAATAATGCTCCTGCGCGCCCATGAACTGAAATGTGTCGGGCGGTTTGATGATACCTGGTTTCCATTCGTTCTCGATGCCGCACCGTAATATCCTGATGCCGGAATATCCGGATCTTCTGTCGGCGCGTTAGTGGCGGTATTGACGCCGTTACCGTCTGTCATGAAGGGTACAAAATAAACGCCATCACTCTCCCTGTTTTTGTACGCCCCGTAAATGGTGTTGTACTGCGTGCCGTAGGTGTTTTTCCAGTAATACGTCGTGTCACCACAAATCCACGGCACATTTACAGCACTGCCACCATGACACTGCGCGTTAAACACAGTGAGGTCAGCACGAAACTGCTTCAGCATGGCTGTAAACAGCGCAGGTTGCTGTGCGTAGGTGGCGGCGCTCATGTCAAACTCTCCCTGCATCCAGCACACCGCCAGCAACACATTTTTCGGGTTCTTCTGTAATGCAGCTTTAGTGCGCGCAATCAGGTCCTGATATAACGGTTTACCCACACCCCAGCGCGCCGAATCCTGGCTGGCCCCCGCGTCCGCACTGAATGTCCCCTCCGCGCCCTGGGTGAATGCCGAACCACCACGACAGCATGGTACCAGCAGGATCCCCGCGTTATTCGGGATATACGGAAGCAGTTTTTTGGCAATATGTAAGCCCTGGCCGACACAGCCATACTGCCCTTTGCTCAGGTCTGCCTTCGGATGATTCAGCGTACTCATATCCTGCACATCATGCAGGCAGTGGTCGGCCGGAATAATATCGTTATATCTGCAGGCAGCCCCGCCCGGCGTCACTGTACTGCGGCGCGCCAGCTGTTTAATGCGCGGATCCGGAGCATCGTATGAATCCGGCAGCGGAAGCCCTTCACCGTAAGCCATGGCATTGGACTGCCCGGCCAGTACGATGACGTAGTACCACTCCGGCTCAGTTGCACCACTGACCACCACATCACCTTCTGCTGCAATCGCCTGCATCAGGGTATAAGGGGTTATGGCCACCGGACTACCAAACGGCTGCCAGCCCTCTTTCAGTTTATGTGTCAGCTTTTCCGCAAGGTCTGACGGCGACGCCGCCCTGACAACATCATAATGTTTAATCGACATCGAATTTCTCCCGTGTACAGGAACAGAGTTAAAAAGCCGGAACCGGAATCAAATTACAGGATGGCCATCTGCCAGTGGCAGGTCATAAAAAAAAGGCCGCGCCATGCGCAGCCAGAACTCACAAGGAAAATGATAGAAGGAAATAACATTAGTGATGTACGCATGGCGCCTCCCGCTAAGTTCTGCAATGATCAAACAGAACTCGCTACGTGCCCTTAAAACTCGATCATTTAGCCCCTCCAAGGAGGATTCACCATGCGGTTGATTTTTTAATAAACAGTAAACAAAAAAGTCAAGGATTATTCATTCTGTTTTTTCATCATCGGCCACAGCAATACCACAATGCCGCAGACCAGAGCGCCATCAGTCAGTACCAACATTATCCTGCTGGTGAAATCCATCATCACCATCACTAAAAGCAGGATCACAACAGCAAGCAGACACAGTTTATAAAACAATGTTCAGAAAACGCATTCAGCATGCCTAAGGTTCTATTCCTACGAATAGCCAACTTGCAACTTAAAATATTATTTATGCAGCCAATTAAATTCTGGTCCTTACAATATCAACCTGAAGATTCTTATCTTGTGCTGATTGATAAATGACAAACCTTTTACTACCTGCATTGAAAGAAGTAGACAAAACCAGACAATTATCATAACGAGCAAGAACATAATACCAACCATCATTATAATTAATCATTTCATATTCTTTCTTAAACTGTGGTTTGTAATATCCTGTCAGAAATGAAAAAAGCCAGAAATATGCCACAAAAGCAATCATCACAATCTCAAAAAAATGTTTTTTTATAAATGGCTTATCATAGAAGCATGATACCGATAAAAATCGCCCATAAGATCTTATCGAAATTGTAACCGCCAGCGCAATCGCTGCTGACAGTAGCAAAAGAGGTACCTGAATCTTCTGTCTCAATATAGAAAACTCAATAATTGCCGGCACAAACAATAATTCCACAGCAAAATAAAGGCGAAATACATTTAGCTCTTGCATAGAATGTTTTCTTTTCACTGCGAAAAAGAATACAACACCAATACCCCAACCGATAAGAAATATAGCAATGACGATAACTGCAAAAAATAAACTTCTGGCAACATCATCAACACCTGCACCTACAATCCACCATGGGAAGCCGTAGTAAAAAGAAGTACCCCATCCATAGAAATAAGCACTCCCCCATCCAAGGCATCCCATGTAGGCAATAAAAAGTGAAGAACTCCTGAGCAGCGCACCATCCTTCATAACCACCCCAATACAAGATGATAACATTGGCTTACAACTCATAACAAAAGCAATTCAATGCCGTCAAGAGGTTACAGGCTAAAAAAACTCTATTACATTGCAGTCAGCATGTTTACTACACAAATACAATTCAGAGCATAAAAACTACTCGGCGGCAGGTTATTGAGACTCATCAATGACATGTAAAAAACGCCCATTATTGATGTCAAGTTTCCCCAAAGTTATTCAAAAAGTCAATATTATGCCGTTAATATGTTGCCATCCGTGGCAATCATGGCGCTAACGTGTGATCGCATTCAAAATGTTGTCTGCGATTGACTCTTCCTTGTGGCATTGCACAACCAGAGCGTCATACAGCGGCTTAACAGTGCGTGACCAGGTGGGTTGGGTAAGGTTTGGGATTAGCATCGTCACAGCGCGATATGCGGCGCTTGCTGGCATTCTTGAATAACCGACGCCTTTACATCTTCCGCACTCTTTCTCAGCAACTATCCCCCACTGCTCTGTTTTGGCTATATCAACCGCACGGCCTGTACCGTGGCAATCTCTGCATCTTGCGCCCGGCGTAGCAGCACTACGGCAATAATCCGCATAAGCGAATGTTGCGAGCACTTGCAGTACCTTTGCCTTAGTATTTCCTTCGAGCTTTGCCACACCACGGTATTTCCCCGATACCTTGTGTGCAAATTGCATCAGATAGTTGATAGCCTTTTGTTTGTCGTTCTGGCTGAGTTCATGCTTACCGCAGAATGCAGCCATTCCGAATCCGGCTTGTGATTGCGCCATCCCCATAGCAGCCATCACATCAGTACCGGAAAGAGAGTCAGAAGCCGTAGCCCGTGGTGAGTCGCTCATCATCGGGCTTTTTGGCGAATGAAATTTAGCTACGCTTTCGAGTCTCATCGTCTTCCCTTTTTGCCTGGCGTTACCATCAGGACGCCGTTAACTATTACGTGACGCTCACCTTTGCTGTCTCGGTTGTACTTGAGCACTGTTCCTCTTGCGCAGGAAAGTATCCTTGCCACTTCGGTCTGATTACCTCGTGTCTGGATAAGAAGCTCTGGTATCGTTTGAATTGTGGCGTTCATACGTTCTCCAGTTCGGTGATTTTTATTCCAAGCCGTCCGCCTGGTACTTTCACACCACGAATTACGCGAATGTCATCGAATTGCTCGTCGTCTTCCGCAAATCCGGCGTGGATAAGGGAGTCGAGTAAACCTTTCAGGATGTTATCGAGGTCGCGGCGGCGGGAGTCTGGAACGTCTGCTATGACTTTGATGCGGAGTCGTGATTTGGTGAAAATATCTAACTTGAGTTGGTGGATGATTTGCTGAACGTCTTTTCGGTATTTCTGGCCTTTATCGCTGATGTAGTATTGGCTTCCCCGTCTTCGCCAGTAGGTATTCACCGACGGCGGGTATGGAAGCACAAACTGATATTCGTTCATGACTTAATCTTCCCCTCCTTCAGCAGTATCGCCTGCGTCCTGATTACGCCTTCGAGGTGGTAAAGTCTGGCGTCTTTGTTGTCGAGATTATGGGTGCGTCTGTCGATTTCATCGTGACACGCGCTACAAGCCCATGCGCCGATCAGGTCTTCAGGCTTCATTCCAGTTCCGCAAATTCCAGCCATCCGGTAATGTGCCAGAACTGTAGTTTCAGGATTGCCATTGCATATGCCGTAAATACGAACCTGGCATTCTCTGCCGCGTGCTTCTTTGCGTAGGTTAGCCATTAAGCAGCCTCCCCTGTTACTTTCAGCATTCCGTTATCGAGCAGCTTTCTGGTCAGCCACTGTTGACCACGCCCGGTGATTTTTGTGGTGAACGATATCTGTATTCCGTGATTTGTGTTGACCGCTGTTTCTTTCACTGTGAAATAGCCGCGCTCCATATATTCCTGCATTGGCACATTTCGCCGGGAACCTGAAGCAATAAGGATTTTGTGATCACGCATCCACGCAAACAGTTTGTTTGGACCAATACCAACAACCTTTGCATAGTTTCCAATCAAAATTCCGCTGGCCTCGCCAACGCGATCGGCAAACTCAACTTTAGGTGCGGCAATTGCGAGCTGGTTTTCTAGTTGCATTTTCTGCTCAGCAAGATCAGCAGCAAGGCGTAACGCTTCTGGTAGCGTTTTTGGGATATTAACCGCAGCTTCTTCAAGCTCTCGCCAACGGTCAACAAGACGAGCGGTGAATTCCGGCGACAACTGGGCAACGACAATAATGCTGTCGCGCTTACCTTGTTCTCCTTCGAAGATGTAATAGCTTACCGGTCGGCCTGCGGTGGGCTTCTCCCCCATTGGGGGAAAAGCTATTACACCTCGTCCCGCCAGTCGTTCAATAGATTGTTTCACCTTGTCATGACGACTTCCCACCAACTCAGCGATTTCAATGCTGGTCATTTTGATGGCGTTGCTATTTATCAGCTCATTCATTGTCATGTCCTCTCATATTGAAAATTCAGCAATAAAAAACCCAGCCGAAGCTGGGTTTGTTAAGTTGTCAATGGTCAGTAGTAATGCAGTGAAGGAGGTAAACTTACGCTGAAGGATTTGTACAAAAAAACCACCTGAAGGTGGGTTACTGTTACTTGTCTGAATCATCCAGTTCGTCTGTTTTCACATCCTCAAACCTTGGATGCAGGCGATTCATTTTTGCAATAAAATCTGAATAGTCGTTAGATAGCTTCATAATCGTAACGGTTGATGACAGATGCTCTCTTAATTTTTGATATCCAATATTTGGCGTCAGCCCCTGAAACAACTTTGTACCTTTTGAGGCCTTTACGTTCTGCTTTTTAAGCTCCTCAAGGATGTTTGGTGCCAATCTCTTGTAGACGATATCATTTGTCAAAACGCCAAAATACTGAGGCCGGAAGCGGGGATTTTCCGGCGGGTATTCTAAGCCCCTTAACCTGAAAAGCTCTTCATAATAATCAGCAGGAAATGTTGTAATATAAGGTTGAATTTCCTTTGCGACAAAGGCCTCGAGTATTTTGGCGAGCGCATCTTTTTCTCTATCTCGCTGGTACCCCGTCGCTTCATCAACAAGCGCTATTATTCCGACTTTAGCTAATGAGCGCACCAGAATTTCAGCTTTCTTGGCTGTCTCTAACTGGTTTGGCCTGGTGATAGCGCCTGCCTCTCTTGCCTTTAAATAAACATCGCAGACAAGAGGTATTATGGATGCGTCATAACCTTCCTGGACGGAGCCAGTAATCGTCTTGTATTTGACCTTATTGATCACATCCATAACATCTTGATTTATATATTTTTTAAGGTTTGCAGCATCCATAAAAGCGGGCATATTGATCACCCCCTCTTCTTGAGGTGCTCTACCCCCTCTTTGTGGTCGGCCAAATGCTTTAAAAACAGAAGCTTGTGATATGATACGCCGTCCATTTTCGAGAACCGCGACATCTAATTCCGCATCACCGATCTTTAACTTTCCCTCATTCGCAGATACGGGCAATAAAGCTTTTTCTTTTTTTGCGGCAACAGCCTTTCTTGAGGATTCTTTTCTTTGCTCTGCTGTCATTTTTGCCGCGCGTGCCTTACCGCCTTTGGCCTTCCCACTAACATCATCATTTTTCATGAGCATATCTCGTGTTGTGATTGATAAGTCAATCATACACATGCACGTTGTAACGTGCAATATTTAAATATGCACGTAAATTGCGAATCAGATAATGAGGAGACTTTCTCCCCCTTGCACTGACATCATGGTATTCTGCTCAAAACTAAATTTCTGGAGCGTTTCGTTGGAAGGTATTTGCAGTTTTCGCAGATTATGTCGGTGATGCTTCGTCGCTGTCGTCTCATTCGTACCTCCTGTCGGTAAATCTGACACCCTGACCAATAGCCCAGGCTGTTGTGTACTCGATCAGACTTGCCATACGCTTCACGCTCATCTGCGCGCTGCTTTCGCGAATGTTGACGTATTCGCCTTCAAGCCCGGGCAAAACATCAGCTTCCTGCTTTGTTGCCACTGCATGACCGCTAATCAACAAAACCTTCCATTGTTCTGGTTTTAACCACTTATCGCACCATTGAACCTGACGTGCGATATCCGCCAGCATCGCGTGAAATTTTGCGTTCTGGTCAAGGTTGCGCTTGTAGTCAGTAATGCGGATGGTGACTGGCTTGTCTTTATCGAGAGGAGTTGCGAGGATGGCGTTGATTGCGGCTTGCTGTTGTTGCTTAGTTCGGAGGAAGATTGTTTGCTTCATCGTTACTCCTTCACTTTGACTTCAGCGGCTATGATGGCTTTCATCACTGCAATTACCGTTTTGTCCTTCCCATCCTCATGCCCCATCGCATAAGCGCCTTCTTCGCCACCTTTCCAAAAGTTGTCATTCGATTCGGGCCAGTCGATATCCAGTTCAATAGCTGCTCGCGATGCCTGCCACGTTTGCCAGTGGCCTTGAACATCGTCCATCACGTATTGACCACCAATATTACCGCTGCCAATTTCATGGTGATTTTCAGGGTAACGGATAAGGTCTGAGGATTCGCCTCCACGTCGCAACCAACTTTCTTCAAACTGCTTTCTTGATTCGTCCATCGATACTTATCCTCAGTTCAACTCACAAAACGCCACGCCATTTTTGCTACAGCGACAGGCGCAACACCGATAATCACCCACAGGAGAATGCTACCGAAAAGCACACCCACCAGGTCTTTACCTTCGCCTACCAACCGGACAAAACTTCCGACAACCGCAATGAACGTCGACACCATCCACATAGCACCGAGAATCCTCAATGCAGAGAAAATTAACTCAGCCACGATTTACTCTCCCCCAAATAAAAAGGCCTGCGATTACCAGCAGGCCTGTTATTAGCTCAGTGATGTAGATGGTCATCTTTTAACTCCATATACCGCCAATACCCGTTTCATCGCGGCACTCTGGCAACACTCCTTAAAAATCAGGTTCGTGCTCATCTTTCCTTCCCGTTCTTCCTTGGTAGCAAACCGGTAATACACCGTTCGCCAGACCTTACCTTCGATAACCAGAAGACCTGCCCGTGCCATTTTAGCCGCGGCCTGATTTATGCTGGTTACTGTTGCGCCTGTTAGCGCGGCAACGTCCGGCGCACAGAAGCTATTATGCGTCCCCAGGTAATGAATAATTGCCTCTTTGCCCGTCATACACTTGCTCCTTTCAGTCCGAACTTAGCTTTAATTTCTGCGATCTTCGCCAGCGCCTGAACATGATTTAGAGGTCTGCCGCCCATGACAGGAAGTTGTTTTACTGGTTCAGGGATCACCTCACCACGATTAATTCTCGCAGTCATATGGACAAGCTCATCTGCGGCCTTGCGCCGTAATTCCGCGTCAGTCAGCGCATTGGCCCGCATGTTCTGGTACAGGTTGGTAACCAGCCAGTAGTGCGCGTTTGATTTCCACGGATAAGACTCTGCATCCGGATACAGGCCACGCTTCCGGCAATACTCGTAAACCATATCAACCAGCTCGCTGACGTTTGGCAGTCCGGCGATAACGGATGCTTCTTCCCGGCACCATGCAACAAACTGCCCGGGTGATGGAAGAAATGGTCGATTCTGCCGACGGGCTACGCGCATTCCTGCGTTAACCTGTTCCATTGTGGTGATCCCGTTTTCCCGGAAAGCCAGAACCCACTGGCGGCGGATTTCGTTCAGTTCGTTCTGGTCACGGTTAGCCAGGCTCGCCGGGAAAGTTGCCAGTAACTGGCTGAACACACCGTTGATGATCTGCGCTACCTGCTGTACCTGCGGCTTTTCGTCGTACTGTTCCGGCATGTTGTTGGCGATCCGACGCATCTGCTCACGGTCAAAATTAACCATCTGTGCGGCGATGTTTTTCATAAATCCACCCCGTAAATCCAGTCAGTGTTTGTCAGGTCGAGTTTTGGTTTTCCGGCTGTCACGCCTGCCTGTTGCTTGTTACGGTTGATTTCGAGTTGGGTCCACTTGTCGCGGAGTTTGGCCGGACTTAGCACGTTACCGGACCAGAAGTTGTCCTGGCATGCCCAGCGGAACAGCACGCACATGTCGCGGTGGTTACGTCCGTCACGTTCACGCATCAGGCGGATATCGTTAGCCCACCCTGCAAAATTCGGTTTTCTGGCTGATGGTGCGATGGTCTTCACCATGTCAAACATCCACTCTGCGGCGGTCAGGTCTTCTGCTGTTCCCCACTTGCTGCCGCTCTGAATTGCAGCATCCGGTTTAACCACAGAAAGATCGTTTTCTGGCTGGTCAGAGGATTCGCCAGAATTCTCGGACGAATAATCTTTTCTTTTTTCTTTTGTAATAGTGTCTTTTGTGTCCCCCTGTTTTGAGGGATAGCAATCCCCTAATTTGAGGGATGTTTTATCCCTCGTTTTAGGGGATTTTCCCTCGTTTTGAGGGATGTCCCTCATTTTAGGGGAACCTCCCTCGTTTTGAGGGATGCACCATTCTGAGATGTTTTTATTTGGTCCAAACATGCCGCCTTGCTGCTTGATAATATTCATTCTGACGAGTTCTAACTTGGCTTCATTGCACCGTTTGACAGGTAACTTTGTAATCTCGCTAAGTTGAGAATCGGTGATTCTGTCCATTGGTTTATTCCACCCATAGGTTTTACGCAGAATGGCAAGCAGCACTTTAAACTGTCGCTTGGTCAGATCTGCGCCTGAATAAGCCTCAATCAGCATATTTGATAGTCTGGCGTAACCATCATCGAGATCTGCCACATTACGCTCCTGTCCGGCAAAGTTACTTCTGCCGAAGTTGAGTATTTTTGCTGTATTTGTCATAATGACTCCTGTTGATAGATCCAGTAATGACCTCAGAATTCCATCTTGATTTGTTCAGAACGCTCGGTCTTGCACACCGGGCGTTTTTTATTGGTGAGTTCATCAAGCGCATACTTAAAAGCCCTGCTAATCGGACTGATGTCTGATGCCATTCCGAAAGCACACAAGACCGAAGCAATAAATCTCCAGTCCGTTCTGCTTATCTTCGATTCATGACAGCCAATCATCTTTGCCAGACCGCGCTGGGTAAGCGTTGACAGGTTGATGAGTAAATCAGTTTCAGCGCGATCAATTTCTCGCTGTGATAGTTTGCTGTAACTTGTTTGTTCCATTTCTTAAGATTTCCAATAGTGAATAGCTAGTTGAAAGGTATGCGTGGAAACGCATATGGCCTTAGTTGGTCAGATATATTGGGACTCGCTTTGTCAGCGACGTAGGACGAATGTCCATTGTGAAAAGAGCGGTGTTACTTATGCAGCCGATGCTCTACGCGATACGAACACTAGGTTTTCCTTTTTCACAGGTTTATAACCCGTGAAATTACGAGTAGCTTCTTCGATTGCATTCGCTTTATCAGGGGAAGCTCTTCGAAATCCATATGCAATCTGGTCAAGATAGCCAACTGAAGTTTTCGCTAATGCGGCGAGTCGCTTCCATTCCTCACTAGAAGCCTCTTTTCGCCAGCGTAGTAGTTCATTACTCATTAGTGCCTCCGTTTATCACACAGAACAACTTTACCATTTTGATAAATAATCCGCAATGTAAATTTATCATATTGCGTATTTATCCATTTGCTAAATAGAGGGAAAATTGTGAGATGGAAAACAAAGATATTCGCAAATCGAATCTGGCGTTTTTGCTAGATGAGCATAAAAAAATCGCGGGTAACACTAATGCAAGCTTTGCCGATAAGCTTGGGGTTAGCCCTTCTCAACTCACGCAAGTCTCCGGTGAAAAAAGCACTCGAAACATAGGGGATAAACTAGCAAGAAAATTTGAAGCCGCGCTTGGGTTACCTAATGGGTGGCTTGATTTGGTACATGATGTAACACCAATTGCATCATGCTCAGATTCTTTAACTTTTGTCGGTCAGGTAAGAAAAGGGTTAGTGCGCGTGGTTGGTGAGGCAATTCTTGGTGTTGATGGTGCCATCGAGATGACCGAAGAGCGCGATGGGTGGCTCAAAATTTATAGCGATGATCCAGATGCCTTTGGTCTTCGTGTGAAAGGAGACAGCATGTGGCCCAGAATAAAATCAGGAGAATATGTACTCATTGAGCCTAACACCAAAGTATTCCCGGGTGATGAGGTGTTTGTCAGAACCGTTGAAGGACACAACATGATTAAGGTTCTTGGCTATGACAGAGATGGAGAATACCAATTTACAAGCATTAACCAGGATCACAGGCCTATAACGTTGCCTTATCATCAAGTAGCAAAGGTGGAGTATGTAGCTGGTATTCTGAAGCAATCTCGCCATCTGGATGACATCGAGGCAAGGGAGTGGCTGAAAAGTTCGTGACTTCATCGTCACATAGCTGGTAACCAGTGGCCAGAAGAAACGTTTGGGTGAGGAGGATAGATGGCGTTCACTGACCTTGAATATCAAGCGGTCAAAAAAGAAGTTCACCAATTCATTGAAAGCATAAGGCCGCCTGAACATATCCGCAATGAACTGGATATTGTTTATAGCATCAATGACCAAACGATAGATATCGGCGAACAGCGCCCCGTGTGGCAGGGCAACCCAGGTGAAACAAACATCCTGCCATCAGCAAGAATCAAGTACATACGTTCTCTGGATAGATGGAAAATCTATTGGATGCGGAAGGATATGAAATGGCATCAGTACAGTACTGAACTTTCGCTGACTGATGCGCTTGAGCTTGTGCGTGCTGACCCGGATTGCTGCTTCTTCGGATGAGTGAAGAGACGTTTGGATGATGGATGATCGCAGAGATGCTCGTAGAGCATACAGCGATGCAGGAGAATTTATGGCACTTAATTTAGAAAGAATATCTTTTATAACCCCATTTGATAGCAGCGAAGAACCCAACCAACCGACGCTTAATTTTACATGCAATGAATTTCCTGCGCGGCTATCAATTGATTTCAGGGTTGGTATGATCGGGTTGAAACCAAATTCAAGATATAATTTGGGTATTATGGTAATCCCCGCGCACCTAATTATAAAAAAAGGTGAGGAAATTCAATTCCCTGACGGCTCTTCGGAATCAGTTTCACTTTTCATCGATACGAAAGATAGCCATTTTGAAACAGGGGTTGGCGGACAGGTAATAGTAACATTGAAAGAAATTAGGGTCCCAGCTAAAGGGCTGTATAGTGTTATAGGGATATTGCAAGATAATGAAGACCCTAAAAATGAACTTCATAAAAATGAATCATTTTTCACCGTAGAGCTATTATGAGTGACGACAGTAATTTAAATAATCATGGAAAGCAAGACACCAACATATCTGAAAGCCGGAGGTTGAAGGTTGTTGGCGGTTCCGATTTTGAGGCTGAATTTGATAATTCTCCCACCAAGGTGCAAAATAATTACATAAAACCGCCACAAACGGAGGAAGAAGTGGGAACGATCAGCAGAGAGGAACTTGATGCTCGCTTAGCTGCTAATAAAGCAGAGATGGAGTCTATTGCTTCTTCCATTAGGGCTGACATGGCTCTATCTCGTGAAAGCGTTAATGTCCAATTTGCATCACTTAATGCAGCCATAAGCTCTCTATCGTCCAAGATCGATGGAAAGATGGATAGCGCTGCTGGCGATATAAAAGCAATTAATGGGAGATTCGAAGGAATTCAAGGACAAATAACAGGGGTTAATACCGCAATTAGTGGTGTTCAGTCGGGTATTTCTATACGATTAGCCATTTTTAGTGTCATTATCGCTGTAATAGTTGCGATTCCCGGGCTGGTATCAGCTTTAAAGTCAGACCACGTACCTTTGCAACAGCCTTCCACTTTGCAAGCGCCGCCACAAAATACCCAGCCAACAGACAACAAAAAAATCACTCCCCAGCATTAACGCATTAACCCGGCCTCAGCGCCGGGTTTTCTTTGCCTCACGATCCCCACACCTAAAAACACATAACCAATTGTATTTGTTGAAAAATAAATAGATACAACTTGCTAAACAACGCAATCCAGATCTCCCTCAAATCTCTTTATTTATCCTGTCGAATTCCTACAACAAAATAAAACACCATAAGAATCAATACGATATTTGAAAACCAAGAGAATTTATCATTTTGCTATTGCCATTAATTTATCATTCCGATAAAGTTCACCCATCAGCAGGACGCACTACTCACCAGGGCGGTGAATATACAACGATTCGAATATGAATCTACGGCGCTGACAAAGCGCAATAACCAAAGTGAACTTTGGGGTGTGGTGAAGGGTTCATGGACGGGAATATGTCGCACGTAAAGCGGCGAGGCCTGCGGGACTATTGCCGAATTGAAGTAGGCCGAAACAGGTCGAAATGGGTCTCCCACCTACCACACCACCAAAGTTCATCAGGAGGTCTATATGACACGCAGAACTCAGTTCAAAGGCAATTCACGTTCTCGTCGTCGTGAGCGTTTAAAGGTAAAGGCATTAGCTAACGGCGTACTGGCCCGCGAAGAAGCAATAAGTTCAGAAGTATTACACCGCCCTACTCTAAGCAGAGCGCAGATTCAGGCTAAAGGTACTCACGAAACGCCTGAGCGTATAGAAGACGCTAAGCCAATTAAGTTCATGGCACAGGACGTGATCTGGCAACAGAAAGAATACAGACGCAATCTGGAGCGAGCGGCCATTGTGTACGCGAATGAGTTTGGACATAAGCAACCAGAAACTGGTGTATGTCTTCCAAACGTAGCCATTTACGCGGCAGGCTACCGGAAATCCAAACAACTGACGGCGAGGTGACTTGTGTTGGTCGCCAGAAAATGAAATTAGGCAGCAAACCACTTATTTGAGGTGAGATATGACAAAATCATGGAGCGTACCTTTTCCTGAATCAGAAACTGAACATGATGGAATGCCTGTTTTCTGGAGATTCCAGGCGACAGTTGAAGAAGATGGGATAAAAATATTCGCACTTCAATATATAGCTTTTCATCAGACAGAGCATTATGCATGGTTGGTTCCTGCGCATTGGATTGTTAATTTTAAACCAGCACCAAATCAGTGGTTACAGGAATGGAAACAAAGGAGAAATAGATATGCAATTAAGAAAGTAGCAAAAAATGCAGAAAGATCTTTTGCATTCCCAACGAAGAAACTTGCCATTGAGAGTTTATTGCACCGGAAGAAATACCATTTAATGAGAATCAAACAAGATTTGGCTGTTGTATCAACTCTTGTTGATGGGATGAAGAATATTGATACATCAATACCAGATATTGAATATAACTTTGGACACAACCAAGAAACAGAAAACTGGGTGTTTTATTAGTACGAATAAGCACTGTGTATTCATTCCAACGAGTGAATACACGGAGCAATGTCGCTCGTAACCAAACAGGAGCCGACTTGTTCTGATTATTGGAAATCTTCTTTGCCCTCCAATGTGAGGGCTTTTTTATATGCATACCAATAACGCTTCACTAGAGGCGTTTTCGTTATGTGTAAATAAATAAGGAGCACACCATGCAATATGCCATTGCAGGGTGGCCTGTTGCTGGCTGCCCTTCCGAATCTTTACTTGAACGAATCACCCGTAAATTACGTGACGGATGGAAACGCCTTATCGACATACTTAATCAGCCAGGAGTCCCAAAAAATGGATCAAACACTTATGGCTATCCAGACTAAATTCACTATCGCCACTTTTATTGGCGATGAAAAGATGTTTCGTGAAGCCGTCGACGCTTATAAAAAATGGATATTAATACTGAAACTGAGATCAAGCAAAAGCATTCACTAACCCCCTTTCCTGTTTTCCTAATCAGCCTGGCATTTCGCGGGCGATATTTTCACAGCCATTTTCAGGAGTTCAGCCATGAACGCTTATTACATTCAGGATCGTCTTGAGGCTCAGAGCTGGGCGCGTCACTACCAGCAGATCGCCCATGAAGAGAAAGAGGCAGAACTGGCAGACGACATGGAAAAAGGCCTGCCCCAGCACCTGTTTGAATCGCTATGCATCGATCATTTGCAACGCCACGGGGCCAGCAAAAAAGCCATTACCCGTGCGTTTGATGACGATGTTGAGTTTCAGGAGCGCATGGCAGAACACATCCGGTACATGGTTGAAACCATTGCTCACCATCAGGTTGATATTGATTCAGAGGTATAAAACGGATGAGTACAGCACTCGCAACGCTGGCTGGGAAGCTGGCTGAACGTGTCGGCATGGATTCTGTCGACCCACAGGAACTGATCACCACTCTTCGCCAGACGGCATTTAAAGGTGATGCCAGCGATGCGCAGTTCATCGCATTGTTGATCGTCGCCAACCAGTACGGCCTTAATCCGTGGACGAAAGAAATTTACGCCTTCCCTGACAAGCAGAACGGCATCGTTCCGGTGGTGGGCGTTGATGGCTGGTCCCGCATCATCAATGAAAACCAGCAGTTTGATGGCATGGACTTTGAGCAGGACAATGAATCCTGCACATGCCGGATTTACCGCAAGGACCGTAATCATCCGATCTGCGTTACCGAGTGGATGGATGAATGCCGCCGCGAACCATTCAAAACCCGTGAAGGCAGAGAAATCACGGGGCCGTGGCAGTCGCATCCTAAACGGATGTTACGGCATAAAGCCATGATTCAGTGTGCCCGTCTCGCCTTCGGATTTGCGGGTATCTATGACAAGGATGAAGCCGAGCGCATTGTCGAAAATACCGCATACACTGCAGAACGTCAGCCGGAACGCGACATCACTCCGGTTAACGATGAAACCATGCAGGAGATTAACACTCTGCTGATTGCCCTGGACAAAACATGGGATGACGACTTATTGCCGCTCTGTTCCCAGATATTTCGCCGCGACATTCGCGCATCGTCAGAACTGACACAGGCCGAAGCAGTGAAAGCTCTTGGATTCCTGAAACAGAAAGCCACTGAGCAGAAGGTGGCAGCATGACACCGGACATTATCCTGCAGCGTACCGGGATCGACGTGAGAGCTGTCGAACAGGGGGATGATGCATGGCACAAATTACGGCTCGGCGTCATCACCGCTTCAGAAGTTCACAACGTGATAGCAAAGCCCCGATCAGGAAAGAAGTGGCCTGACATGAAAATGTCCTACTTCCACACCCTGCTAGCTGAGGTTTGCACCGGTGTGGCTCCGGAAGTTAACGCTAAAGCGCTGGCCTGGGGAAAACAGTACGAGAACGACGCCAGAACCCTGTTTGAGTTCACTTCCGGCGTAAATGTTATTGAATCTCCGATCATCTATCGCGACGAAAGTATGCGCACCGCCTGCTCTCCCGATGGTTTATGCAGTGACGGCAACGGCCTTGAACTGAAATGCCCGTTTACCTCCCGGGATTTCATGAAGTTCCGGCTCGGTGGTTTCGAGGCCATAAAGTCGGCTTACATGGCCCAGGTGCAGTACAGCATGTGGGTGACGCGAAAAGATGCCTGGTACTTTGCCAACTATGACCCGCGCATGAAGCGTGAAGGCCTGCATTATGTCGTGATTGAGCGGAATGAAAAGTACATGGCGAGTTTTGACGAGATGGTGCCGGAGTTCATCGAAAAAATGGACGAGGCACTGGCTGAAATTGGTTTTGTATTTGGGGAGCAATGGCGATGACGCATCCTCACGATAATATCCGGGTAGGCGCGATCACTTTCGTCTACTCCGTTACAAAGCGAGGCTGGGTATTTCCCGGCCTTTCTGTTATCCGAAATCCGCTGAAAGCCCAGCGGCTGGCTGAGGAGATAAATAATAAACGGGAGAGTGTATGATTCATTTTCACGGTGGTCCAATAACTCCCGATACCTGTGCGTTGAAAGCCTGGAAAGGCAGACACGCATTCATCAGTTTTGCTAATCCAGCTCAGATTGATCTGGCTTCCGAAGTCACCCAATCATTTGCTCTTGATAATGGTGCATTCACATTCTGGACAAAAAACAAGGCCGTAGACTGGAATGAATATTACAGATTTGTTGAACGCTGGGGCAATCACCCTCGTTTCTCATTCGCGGTTATCCCGGATGTTATCGGCGGAACCAGTGAAGAGAATGACGCCCTGATTGCGGCATGGCCTCACGGTAAATTTATTGGTGCTCCGGTGTGGCACATGAACGAACCAGATGAGCGATTTATTCGTCTGTGCCATGAGTTTCCCCGCGTCTGCATCGGCTCGATGGGGGAATACGATGCAAAACGACCGAGAGCGTGTCGGGCTAAACTACGCGATCTTATACGTCATGTTGTAGATCAGTACGGCTACCCAATCACCAAGATTCATGGGTTACGGATGTTAAATAAAGACATTTTTACTCATGTACCGCTTTCGTCTGCAGACAGCACGAACGTCGCAAGAAATATAGGCATCGACAAATCCTGGGTAGGTTCGCCATATGCTCCCGCAAGTAAAGAAACCCGTACGCAAGTTCTTGTGGAACGCATTGAATCATTCAACAGTGCCAGTTCACTTAATTACAACGCTGAACGGGACGTCTTTACCCCTCAACTGGCATTCGAAGTGTGAGGCCAATATGACAATAGAACATAATAACGCCCTTCGCAGTATTGCCCGTCAGGCTAATTCTGAAATCAAAAAAGCCAGACAGCAGTTTCCGGATAAAAACGTCGATGACATTTGCCGTAGCGTACTGAAGAAGCACCGCGAAACGGTAACGCTGATGGGATTCACACCAACTCACTTAAGTCTGGCAATCGGCATGTTAAACGGCGTTTTTAAGGAACGGTGAACATGAAAAGCAAAATCATCATGGAGCTACAGGCTCCTTTTTTATTATTCGCATTCACCCTCAAGCGTATTAACCAACAATTCAGGGATTAATGAAAGATGGCAGACATCATTGATTCAGCATCAGAAATTGAAGAATTACAGCGCAACACAGCAATAAAAATGCGCCGCCTGAACCACCAGGCTATATCTGCCACTCATTGTTGTGAGTGTGGCGATCCGATAGATGAACGAAGACGCTTGGCCGTTCAGGGTTGTCGGACTTGTGCAAGTTGCCAGGAGGATCTGGAACTTATCAGTAAACAGAGAGGTTCGAAGTGAGCGAAATTAACTAGAAGCCAAAGATAAAATCATCGCTGAGCAGGAGAAAATCGCTAACGGAGAAAAGACAGTAAGTCAGTATATGAAAACCGCATGATATCATCAGATAAAAATCGATCGTAAAGCGAAATATTAATACCAGAATAAACGAGTCGAGGTAAATTATATTACCTCGATAAATTAACTAAAACTTGCCCGCTATATACTATCTCATTCAGTATCATCACGCGCGGTCTGTGCATATGTTACTACCGCACCTAATGTATTAATTTTCTTTTCAACATAGATAATATTATCGTACTCATAATTGCCATACGGATAGCAAATGCGAATATTCTCATGTAGATCGGGGTCATCCACCTCAGCTCCAGAACAACTTTTTGAACTACCGGAAGTATACCGATACGGTGCAACATAAGACGATATCTCTCCAGGCAAAAAATAAGTTAGTGTTGTAAGGGGTATAATCAGAAAAAATCCAGCAAATATGCACATCCCTGCATAAACCTTAAGGTATGCTGACAGACTCTTCCAGCCGCTTTGTTTTACTATCCCCTTCTTAACCCAAAACAGAGATAACAGAAAAGCTATTCCCATGCTAAACAGAATGTAATAGTGGGATATACTCTGATTAAGAAACGTGACCCTGTAGATATCTGCCCGCCACCAGAAGAAAAGGAAAATAAAGATCAGCCCTGAAACTGTCATGCAAATCAAATAAGGATACGAATCTTTTTTCATGTTTAGCGCCCATAAAATTTTTCCTGACCCGGACAAATTTACCATCCATTTTTTGCGCAGAAAATAGCTCATTACTTACTGCACAATAATACACAAAATTGCGTAAATTTTTTGCATGGATTTTAGCTCTTTCAGCCGAAATTTAAGGGGTAAATAGCATTTCCTAAAAGCAACTGCACCAACCCAACAGAATGGGCTACCGCTTACGTTGAGAGCAAAAAAGTGTATAGCAGCAATGAACAGCATCCTCGCACTGACGAGGATTTCTTTTATCTGAACTCGCTACGGCGGGTTTTGTTTTATGGAGATGATAAATGCACTTCCGAGTCACAGGTGAATGGAATGGAGAACCATTCAACAGAGTTATCGAAGCCGAGAACATCAGCGACTGCTATGACCACTGGATGCTGTGGGCGCAGATAGCACATGCAGACGTAACCAATATTCGAATTGAAGAACTGAAAGAACACCAAGCCGCCTGATGGCGGTTTTTTCTTGCGTGTAATTGCGGAGACTTTGCGATGTACTTGACACTTCAGGAGTGGAACGCACGCCAGCGACGCCCAAGAAGCCTTGAAACAGTTCGTCGATGGGTACGCGAGTGCAGGATATTCCCTCCTCCGGTTAAGGATGGAAGAGAGTATCTGTTCCACGAATCAGCGGTAAAGGTTGACTTAAATCGACCAGTAACAGGTAGCCTTTTGAAGAGGATCAGAAATGGGAAGAAGGCGAAGTCATGAGCGCCGGGATTTACCCCCTAACCTTTATATAAGAAACAATGGATATTACTGCTACAGGGACCCAAGGACGGGTAAAGAGTTTGGATTAGGCAGAGACAGGCGAATCGCAATCACTGAAGCCATACAGGCCAACATTGAGTTATTTTCAGGACACAAACACAAGCCTCTGACAGCGAGAATCAACAGTGATAATTCCGTTACGTTACATTCATGGCTTGATCGCTACGAAAAAATCCTGGCCAGCAGAGGAATCAAGCAGAAGACACTCATAAATTACATGAGCAAAATTAAAGCAATAAGGAGGGGTCTGCCTGATGCTCCACTTGAAGACATCACCACAAAAGAAATTGCGGCAATGCTCAATGGATACATAGACGAGGGCAAGGCGGCGTCAGCCAAGTTAATCAGATCAACACTGAGCGATGCATTCCGAGAGGCAATAGCTGAAGGCCATATAACAACAAACCCTGTCGCTGCCACTCGCGCAGCAAAATCAGAGGTAAGGAGATCAAGACTTACGGCTGACGAATACCTGAAAATTTATCAAGCAGCAGAATCATCACCATGTTGGCTCAGACTTGCAATGGAACTGGCTGTTGTTACCGGGCAACGAGTTGGTGATTTATGCGAAATGAAGTGGTCTGATATCGTAGATGGATATCTTTATGTCGAGCAAAGCAAAACAGGCGTAAAAATTGCCATCCCAACAGCATTGCATGTTGATGCTCTCGGAATATCAATGAAGGAAACACTTGATAAATGCAAAGAGATTCTTGGCGGAGAAACCATAATTGCATCTACTCGTCGCGAACCGCTTTCATCCGGCACAGTATCAAGGTATTTTATGCGCGCACGAAAAGCATCAGGTCTTTCCTTCGAAGGGGATCCGCCTACCTTTCACGAGTTGCGCAGTTTGTCTGCAAGACTCTATGAGAAGCAGATAAGCGATAAGTTTGCTCAACATCTTCTCGGGCATAAGTCGGACACCATGGCATCACAGTATCGTGATGACAGAGGCAGGGAGTGGGACAAAATTGAAATCAAATAATGATTTTATTTTGACTGATAGTGACCTGTTCGTTGCAACAAATTGATAAGCAATGCTTTTTTATAATGCCAACTTAGTATAAAAAAGCAGGCTTCAACGGATTCATTTTTCTATTTCATAGCCCGGAGCAACCTGTGAACACATTTTCAGTTTCCCGTCTGGCGCTGGCATTGGCTTTTGGCGTGACGCTGACCGCCTGTAGCTCAACACCACCCGATCAACGTCCTTCTGATCAAACCGCGCCTGGTACCTCTTCTCGCCCGATTCTGTCGGCAAAAGAAGCGCAGAATTTCGATGCTCAACACTATTTTGCATCCCTGACACCAGGTGCTGCAGCGTGGAATCCTTCCCCGATTACCCTGCCTGCGCAACCTGACTTTGTTGTCGGCCCGGCGGGTACTCAAGGTGTAACGCATACCACGATTCAGGCGGCGGTAGATGCGGCAATTATCAAGCGTACCAACAAGCGCCAGTATATTGCCGTGATGCCAGGTGAGTATCAGGGAACGGTATATGTTCCTGCCGCTCCGGGTGGAATTACTCTGTACGGTACAGGTGAAAAACCGATTGATGTGAAGATTGGGCTTTCCCTTGATGGGGGCATGAGCCCTGCCGACTGGCGTCACGACGTCAACCCGCGCGGCAAATATATGCCAGGTAAACCAGCGTGGTATATGTACGATAGCTGCCAGAGCAAACGCAGCAACAGTATCGGTGTTCTCTGTTCAGCGGTCTTCTGGTCACAAAACAATGGCCTGCAACTGCAAAACCTGACCATCGAAAACACGCTGGGCGATAGCGTAGATGCGGGTAACCATCCGGCGGTGGCACTGCGTACTGATGGTGACCAGGTACAGATTAACAACGTGAACATTCTCGGTCGTCAGAACACCTTCTTTGTCACCAACAGCGGTGTGCAGAACCGTCTGGAAACGAATCGTCAGCCGCGTACGCTGGTGACCAACAGCTACATTGAAGGGGATGTGGATATCGTTTCTGGTCGCGGCGCAGTGGTGTTCGATAACACCGAATTCCGCGTGGTGAACTCACGTACTCAGCAAGAAGCGTATGTGTTTGCACCGGCAACGCTGTCCAACATTTACTACGGTTTCCTCGCTGTAAACAGCCGTTTCAATGCTTCCGGTGATGGCGTGGCGCAACTGGGCCGCTCGCTGGATGTTGATGCCAATACCAACGGTCAGGTGGTGATCCGTGATAGCGCCATCAACGAAGGTTTTAACACGGCTAAACCGTGGGCCGATGCGGTGATCTCTAATCGTCCGTTTGCGGGTAATACCGGCAGCGTAGATGATAACGACGAAATACAGCGCAATCTGAATGACACTAACTACAACCGCATGTGGGAATACAATAACCGCGGCGTGGGTAGTAAAGTGGTTGCAGAGGCGAAGAAGTAA